CGTCTTGGTCAAACTGGTCAGCAAGGCGGTAAGCTGCACGGTCACTTGCCAGAGACTGGAAGTTAACGTGGCTGTGTGCCTCTTCAATGTCATCAACCTTAAATGCAAAGTAGTTAGCTTTGTCGATTGTCAGGCTGAAGTCTTCGTCGTCAAGGTCTTGCGGCGTGATGGTTGTACCACGGGCGTAAGCCTTAACTGTAATTTCGGGTTCCTTAATAACCTTAACGGAATCACCCATTTGAGCAATCTCACCGAAGTAATCGGAGTTTGTGATTGCTTCACAAACAGCGGCCTTGCGGAAAGCAAGTTGCACCTGTTTGCTGTAAATGACGGGCGAAAAATTACCGTTAGGAAGGTTACCATACCCGGCAGCGGTAGTGAATGCCATGATGTTTCTCCTAAATTAGCATTTTACAGATGCAAACTCACCAGACTAATCAGAGGCTGATTCACTATGGGTGCGTATCTTATTCAGTCGGCCAACCGAATATTCAACGGGCCATGCTCGTCAGGTAATCCATAAGACTGAAGTGTTTGCGGATTAGATGTAAGCAAGTAGCGAACCTGCTTACACCTTTGATGACTATAGTTATACTAAAAAATAACCATTTGTCAACACTTTTTTTACCTGGCTGAACCAGATATATCATAAAGAAACTTTCCACTACGGATAGCTTCCATAATTTCATCAGATTTTGCCTCGTACTCTTGCGGCGACATCTTCTGTACTTCTGACTCTTTCAAGTAAGTAGAAGATTCATTTTCTTGCGGCTTACTACGAGATTTACGAGTATCAACAGATTTTGCTGCAGAACTGTCCGACTTTGATTTTTTGCCTGTCAATCCCTTATCAACTTTGTACAAATCAATTGCACGTGCGGCTGACTTGGCATCATTGTCATTTTCGTACAGCGCATCTTGTACCCATTTAGGCTGATCTTCTGCCCACTCATGGAACTCATCACTATCACGAATGTCATCAAAGTCTGGATGCAGTCGCATAAGTTCTGCTTCAGCTTTTTCTTTTTTGGCGTTATACTGCATGTCATCAATTACTTTCATGCGTTCTTCCAAGCCATCAGCTTGTTCCTTCGCTTTCTTGATAGCAATTGTTTCTACAATAGCAGCAACATCTGGATATTGCTTTGCCCAGCTTTCCAAGTCGTCGTCAGACTTAGGTAGCTTCATTTCTTTTTTAGTCGCTGAACTTAACTGAGATTTTAATTGTTCTAGTTCAGCTTTAAATTCTTCAGCTTGTTTCTGTTGATGCCTACGAAGATCAGAGTAACGCTTCTTAAATGTTTTTTCTTCTGCGTTAGTAGGCTCTTCTTCTTCGGTTTCAGCAGTTTCTTCTACTTCACCTTTTTGTTCTTTTAGAAGTTGCTCAAGTTCTTCTTCTTCCATCTTGCGTTTTTCTTCGTTAGTATACTTACGATTTGCAAACGCAACTTTCTTGGGTGACTGCATTTCTTCAGCCATGATTTCGGCTTCTGCCATTTTATTGTACTCCTTGTTGGGGCCAACGTAGCCACCTGTCGGGTGGGGGATGGGTAGGCCAACTGATTGCGGTTATTTTTTAGAAGCTAAACCGCCTCGCTTCATCTTATTCTTAGGTTTAGGTTTTTTCTTAGATGCTAATCCACCTTCATTAAAAGGTGTTCCTTTTGTCTCAGTCGGTGCCGGATCAAAGAAGCTACCGTAGTCAGCATAAGCTGCACTATCATCCTCATAAGTATCTTGCGCTATTCCGCTAACTTGATTTCCATCAGATGCTTGTGCTTGTGAAAGAGTAGGCGCACTTTGTCTTGCGGCTTCTAAATCAGCTTGAGAAACAGACACATCAGAGTATGCTTCATCGTCATAATCATCGCGTACAGTTTGTTGTGCATCTCTAATAGCCTTATCAATTACTGAACCTACAGTATAACCAGTAGGGCTAGAATCATCGCGATCACCAAAGTTGCCAGTACGTTGTGCTTCAGCTACCGCTTTAGCAGTCTCCTTTCGTTTATCTTCTTCTAATATTGTTTGATAAGTTAATTCTGCATTAATTACATTATCTTTATTATCTAAAAACTCCCTATCATACTTTTTACGTATATAGTCTAGCACCCGTACTAAATCTTGACGCTTAGACACATTGGTGTTTGCTATATTCCTATTAAAAAAGTTTGAGTCTAGTTGGACTTTTGCCCTAATTACTCTGGCGTCTCTACCATCAGGGTCTTTACCCGGAGGTTTAATATTTGTTATTGTGGCAGTTGCACCTTTTGGTAATTCTGGAGTTTTGTTTTGTTTGAAGTCAAAAAACTGTCCTACACCTGCAGTCATTCTTTTTCTAGCTTGACCAAAAGTTAAACCTTGAAAAGATATGTCAGACCTGTAGTTACCTGTTACCGTACCCTTAAAGGCAGTGCCACCAAACGAAAGAATACCACCACCTGTGCTATCATTAGTGCTATCGCCATCATCATCTGGGGATACTGTTTGTGTAGTCGGAACAACAGTCGTTGGCGTTTCTACAGCCTCTACTTCATCAGTTTTTACTTCTACAAATCCTTCAGGAATAGGGTAGATAGGCTTACCATCAACAAAAGGAATGGTCATGGTCTGACCTGTGTCGTTATTAATATACTCTTTTAACTCATCGTACCTGCCTGTAGTCGTAGGCAAAAGCTGTTCAAAGGTTGGAACAACAGTGCCGTCCGTTGGAACAGCCGGTGTAGTCAATGGAGTAAACCCTGTCTGCAAAGGTTGCTGTTGTATCGGTTGCCCTGTAGGAATTGTCGGTGCTACGTATGGTTGTTGATTATATGTAGCAAACTGTGAAGGTTGTTCTGTAATACCAAACTGGTTAGGCACTAAACCACCAACCTGAAACTCCATAGGATCATCATCCATATCAAGGTCGTCAAGTGTAAATGGAAGATCATCAGGTATTGTAGCTTCTTCGCTATTACCCATCTGACCCATAGCGTCCATACGAGCAAGACCTGCTTTTGCTTCTTGTCGCATTTCCATCAGCTTTTCAAGACCCCAGTAACGTACCACGTCTGCAGGAAATACAAACTCGCCTTCACTTAGTTGGGCAGGAATGTCATCGCGTACTTCTTCTTTTAATGATCCTGGTGGAACATCATTACCTGATTGCTCATCTACTGTGCCGCCTTCATCAAAAAGACCGCCTTCGTCAAACATATTCATTTGTCTCTCCATAGGCATACCACCTTTGTTCATGTTTGGGACACCCGATGTGTCAAGTTCTTTTAGTAAGCTTCTCCGAATAATTTCATTCTTATCCACTTTAGGTTTAGCAGGTGTATCATCATCGTCGCCAAAAAGAAATTCACCGACGCCAGATATTGCGCGACTGAATATGTTCTTTTCTTCAGGTTCTGCTGTGGGGATTGCATCTGTTGTATCGGGTGCTACATCTTTTTCTTCAATAGTTGGAAGCGGAACGTCTTCACCAACGTCTGGCATTTCGCCTTCATAATCAATTGTTATGTCGCGTTCTGCAGAAGGCTGTCCTTTACTAACTGCATCAGGCACTGCAGGTGACGGTTCAGGCTTTGCCGTAGCCGGTACATATTGTTCTAACTCTGTAAAAAGTTGTGCGTCTGCTTCCGTCGTTGGTGTTGCTTCAATGTCTAGTGCTTCATTTACTTTTGTTTGCAAGTTGTTTCGTGCTTTAGTTCTTGCCTTTTTTATATCTTCATTTGAGTGTTCTACAGAACCATAATGTGCATTAACAAAGCTAGGAACAGTATCGTCTTTTGCTATTTTCTTCTTTTCACGAATATGAACACCTACTAAAAACGGATAGTATTTTTCGTGATCTGCTTTAGATATGTCGCCTATTCCTAGATTTCCGTAGGCTCCACCATCTTGTGGCTTTTTGTTATTTCGTTTTTTTATGCCTTGTTCAACAAAGCTTTTAAGGTAACTCTTAACATCTGCAGGTAACTGACTATATCCCGCTACAAAATCTCCCGCCCTAAAACGAGCAAGCTGGTCTTTTTCTTTTCCTGCCCCAACAAAATAATCTAAAACCGTGCTATATGTAATTTGTATAGGACCAAAAGCAGATGATGTCTTACCAGATTTAGTAAATATATACGGCCAACCTGTCGCATTTTTATCTCCTCCAACCTCTGCTTCTTTGATAGCATCAGATATGTTAGAAAACGAATAACCTCCTACAGTTTGACTTGTTAAGTCTGAAAGTAGGTTATCGTACTTTTTGTTTCTAACTTCGTCCGGTTGACCCAGAAAAGAAGGGATTGGTTCTTCAGCCATCTAGTTCACTCACTTCATCTCTAAGACGTTGCACCTTACGCAACGCAGTGATAGAACCCTGCGCACGTGAAATGTCTGTAATGTCATTCGACTGCTCTAATGTTTTACGATGCGTGTCGATTAACGCATCAATGTAACTACTGAAGTGATTCCATTGGCGGTTGTTGCCCACCAACGGCTTCAGCTTGCTGTACATTTCCTTGTCCACCATTTCCACTAAATCCTTGTTCACCCGGCACTGGTACCTGTCCGGTACCCATTGTTCCACCACCTGCACCAGTTGGGTCCATCACATCCGCACCTGCTGGCGCACCTTGGCCTTCAGGTAGCGGGGCTTGGAACTGCTTCATAATCTCTGCTTGCAGTGCAGCTTCATTCATATTATTTACAACCTTATCGGGGTCAAGGTCCATAGACTTTGCAATCTCTGTGATTACGTATTGGAATTTAGCAAACGGGGCAAGTGCAGGGTTGCTTGCAATCTGCAAGAATTGCATGAGCCTCTGACTACGTATCTCGTTAGCCATTAGACTTTCTGTGCCACGTGCCTTTACTTCTAGGTCGCCTTTGATGTTTGAATCAAAATCAAACTGCATATTAAATCGGAAGAGACCTTCACCAAGAGGACGTAGCAAATAATCATCTACGTTTTTAATAACACTCTTAATGGAGCCTTGTGCTGCACCCATGAGCATAGATATACCAGACGCTGTTCGTCCTACGCCAGACACGCCTGTCTGCCCATGTGCAAAGGATGGAAAGCCGGTGCTTTCATCTGCTAGGACACGAGCCTTGTCAAACATCATCATGTTCTCTTGTGATACGTTGGGATACTTGGTACCAAAGATAGCCTGACCCGGTGCGCCACCCTGACGACGGAATACCTTACCAGGATATAATGTCAAGTCTTGCCCCGGCACTAGATTAGTTTCGTCAACCTCAACCAACAAATTACCGGACAGAACAGCATTGTCCACAGCCATACGCATGAAACCATTCATAAGTGTCTGGGTATCATCCATATTCTCTGCAATGCCTACCCCAAAGAATGAGTAAGGATTGAGTTCATACGGTGCAGCCATGTACGGTATTTTGCTAGGCTTAAACGGATTTAGCACAAGACGGATCAACCTGCCATTACAAATCCACGCATTAGCTTGGAGTTCGTCAAAGTCTTGCAGTTCATCTGGAATATCAACATCTTGCTCAAGAAGCATGTCAACATCCATCATCCCCCAGTATTCAAGAACCTCAAAACGATCTACGCCATGCTCTGGTGCATAGTCAGTAAGATCATCTTCCCAATACATTTTTTCGTAGTTTTCACCAAGCGAGATAACTTCGTCAAGCACTGACGCACGGAAGTATGGTCTGCGCTTGAGAGAACGTAGTTGTGTACGTGACATCTTATGTCGTTCAATTACGTACTGTGCCTCGTCCATATTATTAGCATCTGGGTCTGGGTAAAAATTCCAGACCGATACATGTGATACCTGCGGAACCGTTTTGAAAACAGGATCATACTCACCGTTGTCATCCCAATTAGGATACTCTTTGTCAACAGCGAATGGACCTTTCATCACACCCGTACCAAACAAGGCCATCTCAAAAGCTGTACTACGCAGATACTTATTTGCACTTGACTCTTCTAGCTGGTCATGTATCTTCTTCTGCATCTTTTTAGCAGCAACCATTGCAGGACTAAATGTAATGGCGGTAGGAGTTGCCCCCGGACCTTCTTTAAGTTTATCCATCACAGGGTCTAGCTTTTCCTGTAATGGACCCAGCTTATCCATCAAAGTTTTTTCCGTAGCACCAGCAGGTAATTCCATGCCGTCACCTGCAAAACCATAAGGGTTCTGTAGGTCGTCTATGCCTATAGGCTGCTCTGGTGCCTGTGGATCAAAGTGTGCGCTATCTACTACACCTTCAGGAAGTTCCGTAGGTTCGATAGAAAGCGGAAAGCGATTGTTGGCAAAGAGTACATCGGTAATCTGTCCGTATGCTGCCAGTGTTTTTGTTTTGGTAATTTTGATGAATACACGTGACTTCTCCGTTTCTGTAAACTGCACATCAGGCCCATACAATCCGCGATAGTTTCTATATGCACGAAGCCACCTTTCCTCATCCTGATACCTATAATCTTCAGCTTTACGAAATCGTTCAGTGACAAACCCGATTATAGAAGATATACCCACATCTTCTTCAACACTATCTTCGGTGTCCTCTAACGCAATTGCGTCATCTTCAATCATAATTTCATCTTCAGCCATTTTAATTTCCTTAATATCCGAATGTTGAATCCGCTACCGGCATACCTGTCGATGGTCTTCCCATTGGGTCGTAGTCAAAAACAGAGAACCTGGGTCTGGACATAATACCGTACCGGAGGGCATCATACAAATGGTCTTCAGAGTGCGTATCAATGTCTTCTGGATTCTTCTTGTCCAACGGAAGTGCTGGTAGTTGGGATATAATGTTTGTGCAATTATTAAAGAACACAAGTCTTGGTTCCTCCGTATACTCATCTACCTGTAGTCGCCTATGTATTTCGTTCTTACCAGCTACTCGACTTCCTCTACTTCTGTCTGACGGTCGCCAACGGCATCCCTTCATAATCATTTGTTCTGCCAAGCTAGGACCAGTATCCCCACGCTTATGCCAAAGAGAACTATCAAGAACGCCATACTTGATGTTGCCATCCCCAGCTTCCAACTCAAGAATTTGGTCTGCCAAATCCGTCGCCAGAACTTTAGAAACGTAATGCTCCCGATATACAATAAGTTGTTCAGCAGGACTAACAGCAAACCAAACAACCCCGCTGTATGAACCATAGCCATAATCACAAGCCCTAAACTTAACCCAATTATTAGGAATGGGGAAAGGATCAACCACATGCACATTACGGTCAAACTCCGTAAAGGCTGCACCCTCTTTAATATCCCAATCACCCTCTAGGAGTTGCCTACGCTGTTGCTCTGGCATGGATAGAAGCATTGCTTCGTAGTCACCCGACTCTGCCAAGTAAGGATTGTCGAATAGTCTTGCTGGGATAAACCGCCTTTTAAATAGAGATTTACCAGCTTTTGCATGTCCTGCGGGATACCGTAAGACTTCTCCGGTTTCAGAATCTGTCGCATCGAAAGACCTATTGTACGGTGCAGGGTCGATGAACATCTTCTTGACCCATTGATGGCCCCGTCCTCCGGGGTTAGTCGTAGCCCTCATGTAGATAGGCAAGTCTGGTGCAGTGGACCGTAAACGTGACCGCATGTAATTCCATGCATATGGTGTGGACCACTGGGTCAATTCGTCAAACCCTATCCAGCTAAATGCCAGACCCTGATAACGCAAGACATCATCATCTCTATCCAGATATGACATCCACAACCTTGCGCCAGATGGTGCAGTCCACTGCATCTTACGTTCTGACCACTTAATACCGGGCCAGATTTTTGGGTACAACTCCTGCGATTTGAATATAAGTTCTCGCAGTTCTTCTGTTGTATGCCGAAGCAACAGCCCACTAAACTGTGGATGCCCCATGTAACGAAGTGGGTCTGCAAGCATGGCGTAGCTTTTACCACCCCCTGCACTTCCACCGTATAACACTTCTCGTTCTGCGGCAGCTAGAAACTCTGTCTGTGGGCCAGCGTTAGGCTTAAACAATACATTGGCATGTTCTTCAATAGCCTCTGTTTCATATGAAACATCTTGTATTTCAACCGTTGGCTTTGGAGCCGGTTCTTTTTTCTTCAAGGGCTTTCGCTTTGGCGATTGCCGTTTCCGCATATTCTGCCCACTTGCGGAGGCTTCTAGCTTGGTTCTTACGTTGTTTTTCATTACCTAACCGTTTTCTCAATCCCACATGTGAAATGTATCTGTTAGTATTTGCACTTAACCAGTTCGCTACTTCACGGTACGAATATTGATTTACGTGCTTTCTTGCTTTTTCTAGCAAGTCTAATTCAGTTGGTATTGGGTCAAGAAGGTCGGGGTCTTCTTCGTTTAACTTATATCCAAATGGTACAGTCCTTGCAATGCGCGGTATCTGTACCCATTCGTTTTCTTCTTTAATGTCTGTCGGCTGTGGCAGTTTCCATTTGCCTATGCTTCTACTCATCGTCTTCCACTACAGCTTTAGGTGGCATAAGCATAACACCACCTGATGCCTCTACCTGCATCTTCTCTGTCTTAACAAGACCTACACGGTCAAGCAGTTCTTTGGCTGCAACCATCTTGTCACGAATGCCAAGTTCAGTTGGGTCGTACAACGCACCTGTCATCGCCATCGCAGCCTTCGGCGCATTACGTGCCATGTACATTTGAGTCGCCTCAAGTATCTCTTCTTTAAGACCCTTAACAATCTCAGCAGTACCAGAAGTGTCAGCATATCCTGCCATCTTTTTTGCTAGAACCATATCACCACCAGCTTCGTCAAAAAGCACGGCAAGGAACTTCTGTTGTTTTTCTGTTAACTGTCTAGCCATTAAAACTCACCATGATGCATAGCATGTGCTAATTTCGTTGCCCTTGATTTTACCTGATTTGCCCACCTGCTGTCAAGCATTTCTTTTGCCGCTACGTCAAATTTATTTTCATGTACAGCAGCCCACATTTTTTTGAACTTACAAAGGCGCGGAACTCCAAGATTAAATGCCATGTCCGTGAGTACAAGTTGACGTACAGCGTCTAACTCCTCTACGCAAGGGTGCGCACGAACAAGTTCCTCTTCGACTATCTGTACGTCATTCTTTGCGAGGTACATAGCATCAGCTTCAGTAATACCGTATTCATAGACTGCATCCATGCTAGGAATGTCCATCCAGTCTAGTTCTTCCTTTGTGATACCACGGTCCTCTAGGTTGCGTCCGATACCAATCGTATCAATACCAAGCGTATCTTTGTACACTTGAAGGCGCAGACCTTCGTGTG